AAATGTTCCAGAGATGTGTGCGAGCGAAAACAAGAAAGGATTATTTTATTATAACGAAGAAGATAGTCAACCGGATATATCTTTTCATTATTTTTACTGCGAAATAGATTCATTTCTGTCAAAGGTGCCAAGAATATCGTGTGAGCAAGATTATGTTGAATATCTCAAAAAATATCATAACAACAAAGAATTCAGAATAGTGGAAGTTTTTGTTTACGATAATCTTAAACGAAATGGGGATAGCGAGTTTATCACAAAACTTGGAGAAAAAAACATGTATGTGGACTTGTGTGATACCCATTGGAACACCGAAACTTCGGTTAGCAGCTTTGATTCAAAATACGGAAAATGTACTACAAAATTATATTATGTAAATGAATATAATAAAGAAACTAATTTATATAAACGCGGAAACACATACATTTTGTTGACATATTCATATCACTCAGTTAAAACAAATAGAAAAATAAAACTATTAAAAAACAATGGTGAAGAGTTTTACATACATCATGAAACAAGTGGCGCGGGCGGGTGGATGTGGAACGAAGTGCCGGGTGACACAAAATCAATGTCCGTGTACGAGAATGAAAAATTATTATATACAGAATATGCCTCAGATTGCATATCATATGTAAATTTAAAAAGATAAATGCTATGAAAATCATAAACATCAATCCTGGTATTCTTCCAATTCCACCAAACGGTTGGGGAGCAATTGAAAAAATCATATGGGACTATCATCAAGAAATGCTGAATATTGGTCTTCGCAGCGAAATCAAATATACCGATGAAGTCAAATATGATGATAGTTGTGTAGTACATGTACACGTAGCAAATTTAGCAAACTTGCTACACGAACGTGGTGTACCTTATATTTTTACCATTCACGATCATCACGCATATTTGTATGGCAAAGATTCGCAACTATTTAAAGAAAACCTAAAGGCGATTGAGAACAGCGTGTTTTCACTTTCTCCGTGTAAATATCTTGTGTCATACTTTGGTAGCAAGAAACTTAGATACTTTAGCCACGCTGTAAATACAGATATCTTTACGTTCAATAAGCGTCAAAGACACAAAAACTTGAAGCTGCTTTGCGTAGCGAACAACGGATATGCATATGATCAAAGCATAGATAGAAAAGGATTCAAGATTGCAATACAGGCGGCTAAGACACTTGGATTGCCTATTACTATTGCGGGACCAAGAAACAATGACAATTTCTTTAAGACACTTGAACCGGAATTAAACAACTATACTGGTCTTACCAAGTTATATGACCTTGATGAAAAGTGGCTGACACACTTGTATAATGAAAATGATGCGTTTCTTCATTTTTCAGAACTTGAAGCGGGTCATCCCAACCTTACATTACTTGAGGCTATGGCGAGCGGGTTGCCGGTTATAGGCACATTCGAAGAAGATACATACAAAGGTATGGCAGTATGCAAACGAGATTTGGACGAGGCAATCGCCGCAATAAAGAATGTTGACGAAAACTATGATAAATTTAGAGCAGATGCATTAGCCAACGCAAAAGCAAATTCATATAGAAATAGAGTGCACGAGTTGGTCGGTTTGTATAGCGAATATAGAGAACGTATTTTTGCGAATAAAATAATTTTAAATTATGAATTGTGCGAGAAAACTCATAAAGAAGCAAAGAATAAAATAAATGTATCGTTTCCATCTGGACCAAAGGTTGAAATACTTGGTCCAGTAAATAAAAAGTATAGAGCAAAATTCATAGATTTGGATACAGGAAATGTGGTATATGAATCCATATTGAATAACAATATGTGGGCTTGCACCAGTAAAAAATATTATGGAAACTGGAAAGTTGAGGTATATGAAATTGTCAGCGAAAATTGGGAAACTTTGGTTGATACTCATATATTGGATATGACAAATAAACCGGTCAAAGTAGTATTAGAAACCTCAAGTCTCGGAGACTTAATGGCGTATATTGGTGCAGTTGATACGTTCCAGAAAAAACATAATTGCAAACTTACTTGCGTGGTATATCACGACGAGGTTCTGGAGCTATTCAGAAAAAACTATTCTAATATCAATTTTTCAAGATTAAACGATAACAACGATGGGTATTATGCCACATATACCATAGGGTATTTTGACCAAAATAATTGGGAAGGAAATGTGCGAGAAAATCCTCGTAAAATGTCTTTGGCGGTTATTGCCCAAAGTATCCTTGGATTGCCAGAAGTTGAAATACCCCCAACATTTAAAATAACTCCAAATAAGTCGGTATCAAAGTATGTTTGTATAGGAACACAAAGTACGGCACAGGCTAAATATTGGAATAATCCGGATGGTTGGAAAACGGTCGTAGAATATATAAAATCAAAAGGGTATGAAGTATGGTGCATAGATTTACATTCAAGTTATGGTAATGGAAAATATATGAACTATATGCCATATGGCGTTGTAGATAAAACTGGAAAATTTTCGTTGGAAGAAAGATTGTCTCAAATAGCCGGTGCAGAGTTTTTCATTGGATTAGGTTCTGGACTAAGTTGGCTTTCTTGGGCAGCAAGACAGCGGACTATATTGATAAGCGGATTTAGCGAAGAGTTTGCAGAGTTCAACACGCCATACAGAATAATAAATAAAAATGTATGCCACGGTTGCTGGAATGACAATAATTGCACATTTGATAAGGGAGATTGGAAATGGTGCCCAAGAAACAAGGATTTTGAGTGCACTAAGAAGATATATCCTCAAGATGTTATCAATGTTATAAATAAAATTATTGATAGCGACTCTTCGCGTGAGTTTGAATGGGGAATTCAGTCAGAACATAGCCGTACCACAATGTTTAATGAATTTTTCGGCGGAAATACGCAAATATATGAAAAATTTTTTAATGTTGAAGAGAACGATGTTGTGCTCGATATTGGGGCTCACGTTGGAGCATTCATATATTCTATCAAACATCGCAAACCGTCAAAGGTTGTTGCAGTAGAACCGAGTAAAGTAAGAGTTCCGACGCTAATAAAAAACGTAAAATCACTGAACTCGATGGTATTGAATTGTGGAGTGGGAGCAGTAGCAGAAAAAATTAAAAATGGATTGAGTTATGATGGAATAACGGAAGATATGGATCTGTTTACTTTTGATCAAATACTAAGCGTATCCAAATTATCAAAGATAGATTTCTTGAAAATAGACTGTGAGGGTGGTGAATATTCCGTATTTTCTGAAAAGAATATGGATTGGATCGTTAAAAATGTAAGAAAAATTGCCGGTGAATGGCATTTTCATGGTCCCGATAAACTTGGAAAACTGAATAGTTTCAGAAGAGTTTTATCCAAATTCAAGAAGTATGAAATTCTTAGCGTAGATTTGGTTGATATAAAATGGTGCATAGATAATGACACAGAAATGCTACGTTATTCGGAGTTTCTATTTTATATAGATAATAGATAAATCCAGATTGATTTATATATATTAGATATGGACTTAGCCGGTGCTATATCACAAAATGACCTTATATCTGCTTTATGTATGCGAATACAGGGCAAATATCCAAGCAATCCACAAGGATATTGTGCTCCTATGACAAATGAACTGTGTAAAGAACTGTCCAAGTATGGTATAAAAAGCAGAAAAGTTGAAGGCTTGTTTTTGCTAGATGGTCCATATGCGGGCAAGTTTATTACACACTATGATGATGAATATGAAGTGCCGCACGATTGGCTAGAGCACGAAGGTAAAGTATTGGATATTTCTGCCAAAATGTTTCGTAAATATGTTGATGATCAAATACCAGAAATTGTGTATATCAACCATACTTCGCCATTATACAACAGATACAAACATATCTAAAATATGGCAGCAACGCAAAATCTAAAAGATGTTATAAAGTTGGAATACGCCAAGTGTCTAAAAGACCCTGTGTATTTCATGAAGAAGTATGTAAAGATCCAACATCCTACACGCGGCACATTGCCATTTCTTACATATCCTTTTCAGGATGAAGCATTGGAAGACTTCGTAAAACACGACCAGAACATTATATTGAAGAGTCGCCAGATGGGTATTACAACTCTTGTATCTGGTTATGCGATTTGGCTAATGACCTTTCATACAGATAAGCAGATTTTGTGCTTGAGTATTACACAAGAAACATCCAAAGCAATTGTTACAAAAGTTAGATTCGCCAATGATAATCTGCCAAGTTGGCTAAAAGTGCCTGCGGTAGAAGACAATAGATTGTCATTGAAACTAAGAAATGGTTCTGAAATCAAGGCAGCAAGTAGTGCGGGCACATCTGGTCGTTCAAGTGCGTTGTCATTGCTGGTGGTTGACGAAGCGGCGTTCATTGACAATATTGAAGAAATATGGCTGTCTGCTCAATACACACTATCTACCGGTGGTAAGGCAATCATACTATCTACACCAAACGGCGTAGGCAACTGGTTCCATAAGATGTGGACAGAATCTGAAGCAGGTCAGAACAACATGAACCGCATCAGTTTACCTTGGCATCTACATCCAGAACGAGACCAAAAATGGAGAGATGAGCAAACAAAACTATCTGGTGAAAGAGGTGCGGCTCAAGAATGTGATTGTGAATTTAGCACATCTGGCAATACCGTCATAGATATTCCAACGCTACAATGGTATGAAAAAACGCATGTATGTGAGCCATTGGAAAAACGCGGAATAGACAAAGGTTATTGGATATTCAAGTATCCAGAAGCAGGTAAATCATATATGGTGTCTGCTGACGTTGCTCGTGGCGATGCCAGCGACTATAGTGCCGCTCAAATACTTGATATAGAAACAATGGAACAGGTTGCTGAATATAAAGGTAAGTTGCCAACCAAGGAATATGCACGAGCACTAATGACAATGGCAACAGAATATAATAATGCATTGCTTGTTGTGGAAAATGCCAATGTTGGCTGGGCAGTAATACAAGAAGTGCTTGATGCCAACTATCCAAATCTTTTCTATAGTTCCGCCGACCTACAATATGTTGATGTAGAAAATCAAATGACCAACAAGTTGAATAGAGAAGAACGTAAAATGACACCCGGCTTTACTACATCACACAAATCTCGCCCGCTGCTAATATCAAAACTAGAAAGTTATTTCAGAAACAAAGAAGTTATTATACACAGCAAGCGACTTATAGAAGAACTACAAGTTTTTATATGGAAAAGCGGAGCAGTATCTGCCAAAGCAGAAGCAATGGATGGATATAATGATGACCTTGTTATGGCAATGGGTATATCTTTATGGATAAGAGATGTAGCATTGCGGCTTAGAAAAGAAGCAGATAGTGTTACACGCACGATAATAGACAGAATAGGAGTAGCGTCGCCACAACAAATGATAAACAATATGAAGACGCTAAATGGTGATAAAGGAGTAAATCCATTTGGCGTATATAACAACCCGTGGCAAATGCACGTTGGTGGACCTGGCATGCATGGTGCCAAACCAGAAGACCTAACTTGGCTGCTACGATAATATATTTTATAAAAATACTATAGGTATATATTTATACTTTAGGCGCTCATATATATACACACTATGGCAGAAACAAAAGACTTATTTAGCAGACTAAAGAAAATGTTTTCTACGGACGTTATCGTTCGTAACGTGGGCGGCAAAAAACTAAAGATTGTTGACACAGATGAAATACAATATGCTACAGACAGAAATAGCCTAAGAGACCGTTTCAATCGTCTACGCAGCAGCACATTCAACTTACATAATCGTGACATGAGTATGGCTTATCAAGCAAGCCGTCTTGAGTTGTTTAGAGATTATGACGTTATGGATATGGACCCTATTATCGCAAGTGCGTTGGACATATACAGCGATGAATGTCTTGTGCCAAGCGAGTTTGGTAGAGTATTGACCATACGCAGCAAAAATGAAAACGTAAAAAAGATTCTGGAAAATCTTTTCTATGACATCTTGAATGTTGAGTTCAATATGTGGAGCTGGACACGCAATATGTGTAAGTATGGCGACTTTTTCCTACGTATGGAAATCTCGCCGGAATATGGCGTGTTTCTTGTTCATCCAATCAGCCCATACGAAATCACTCGTATAGAAGGCAGCGACCCGCAGAATATCAACTATGTAAAGTATCAGCACGATGGTATGGGCGGTGGTATGGAATATGAAAACTTTGAGATCGCACATTTTCGTTTATTGAGCGACAGCAATTTCTTGCCATATGGTAAATCAATGATTGAACCAGCACGCCGTGTATGGAAGCAACTAAGTTTGATGGAAGACGCAATGCTTATCCATCGTATCATGCGTGCTCCAGAAAAGCGTATATTCAAGGTTGATGTAGGAAATATTCCTCCCGCCGACATTGATACAGCAATGCAGAAGATCATCAGCCAAGTAAAGAAGGTTCCATATATCGACGAACGTACTGGTGATTATAACCTACGCTTCAACTTGAATAATATGGTTGAAGATTTTTATCTACCTGTTCGTGGTAGCGACAGTGGCACAAACATAGATACATTGCCTGGTATGGATTTCACAGGCATCGATGATTTGGAATATATTCGTAATAAGATGATGGCGGCACTCAAGATTCCAAAGGCATTTCTTGGATATGAAGAAGGATTGTCTGGTAAAGCAACTCTTGCCGCCGAAGATGTTAGATTTAGCAGAACAATCGGTAGAATACAGCGTATCATCGTGTCTGAACTAACAAAGATTGCCGTAGTTCATTTGTATGTGCAGGGTTATCAGGACGCTACACTCGTTGATTTTGAACTTGAACTAAGCAATCCAAGCACCATCTTTGAACAAGAAAAGTTGGAAATATGGTCTAACAAGATAAGCCTTGCTTCGGATATGATTGAAAGCAATATGTTTAGTAAGAAGTGGATATATAACCAAGTATTCAACTTGTCTGAAGATGAAGTTGAAGACGTTCAAGCAGACGTAATCAAAGACAAAAAGCAAGCGTGGCGTATGGAACAGATTACGTCCGAAGGCAATGATCCTGCCACAAGTAATCAAAAAATGGGCGATGCAGGACCAGAAGACCTTGGTGGTGGCGGGGGTGGTGGCGACCTTGGTGGTGGAGGAGGCGAAGAAGCAGGCGGTGGAGGTGGTGGCGACGAAGGTGGATTACCGCCACTCGAAGAAGAAACACGCAAAGACCGCGAACGTGGTAATAGAGACCAAACAGGAAACAAGGAAAAATATACATCATCACATACCAAGAACTTTGGTGAAGACCCCCTTGGCAACAAGGAAAATAAAGAAAATTCAAAAACAGAGCGTTCAACCCGCCATATATATAGAGGCGGAGCATTATCAATGGACGAAGATTTGAAGAGTATAAAAACTGCCCTAAAAGCAAGATATAATAATAAGCACAAACAGGTTATAACTGAAAAAAAATCTATATTAGATGAATCAAACCTGATAGAAGAAGACAAACAGCAGTAAAAATGGAGTTTTTATCACACAATAACATATTTATAAATAATAAAAATATATGAAGAAGCTGAAACACTCCAAGTATAAAAATGCGGGTATATTATTTGAACTACTTGTTCGTCAAGTCACCGCCGATATACTAAATGGAAAAGATGACTCAAAAGCGAACAATATGCTACGTAAGTATTTTTCGGAAAATACAGAATTAGGAAGAGAGAATGCGTTGTATAGAGTGATACTTGAAGAAAAAACAAAAGACCAAGTTTCTGCTGATAGATTATTAGATACTGTATTGCGTACACGAAAGAAGTTGAATGAGCGTTCATTGAATCTTCAAAAGTATGAACTTATCAAAGAAATCAAGCAACATTATCCACTTGACGATTTTCTAAAGGGCAGTATATCAAACTACAAGTTGCTTGCTAGTATATACAAGGTTTTTGAAGATACTGTAAATGAAGTACAAAGCGACCCTCGTGAAATGTTCAAGGCAAGAAGTTGTATTGTTGAAAGCATTGTTGCTTCCAAGACGCCTACAAGAGTAATATCTGAAGAAGAAAAGAAAGACCTGGTCAAAGTATATCAGCAGCAAAATGAAGATGTTCGTCTGCTTGCTTATAAGTTGCTGGTTGATTCATTCAATGAAAAATACAAGGGATTGGATGAAAAGCAAAAGATTCTTATTCGCGAATATATCAACAACATCAGCAATACCAACTCTCTTCGCCAATATATCAATGCTGAAGTTCCTGAAGTTAGAAAGCAAATCAGCGAACTAAAGAGTGTGGTGAATAATGAAGTTGTAAAAATCAAGATTGATGAAACGCTCAATCAACTTGATAAGATTATTAAAGGAACTCTAGTAAAGGAAAATCAAATCATGGCTCTGATGTTGAGTTATGAACTTATCAAGGAACTCAAAAATATTAAATAAAAAGGAATAATATGACACGCAAAGAACTAAAACAACTTATCAGAGAAGCCATTGAAGGCATTCAATCCGAAGCCGCCGGTCCCGCATATACATTCAATCAACTAAACAGATTGGTCAAGAGTGGAAAAACTGTAGTATTCATCAAAACTGAATATCAAGCAGAAATGGTTGCGGTGTCAGAGGACGGTTTTTTCATGCAAGAAAATGAAGATGGCGAACAAACTGTACATACCAGCGACGGTGTAAATGCATATGAATATGGCGTAGATTTCAATGAAGTATATGTCGCTCAAAAAGTTAATGTAAAATAATAAAAGGAATAATATGACACGCAAACAACTAAAACAACTGATCAGAGAAACTATTGAAGAAGTAATGGGACAACAAGCCACCGAAAACTTTGTAGTCAATGGCAAACAAGTTGATGTACAAAGCATTCAGATCGACGGCGTTCGTGCCGGTGATTATTCTGATGCACACATTTCTTCAGCAACATTTACAAATGGCGTTGAGTTGAATGACAAAGAACTTGACCAACTGAACAGTATGGCAGGCGACTGGATCGCTCAAAAAGCCATTCAAGGCGACGTATAATGAAAGACGCCAAACAACTAATCCGCGAACTTGTTGAAGAAGTCATTGAAGAAATGACAGGCACTGGTGCTGTTGCGGGATATATGACCCCAGCAGCATTTCGTGGTAAAAAGAGCAAAAAGAAATCGGCAGAAAAAAGTATGCCTGGCGGCAAAGTTGTTGGTAAAGAAGATACAGATGATACTACAATAGGCGAATCAGAAAATGAAAGCCTGCCGACAGTACGTCGTGATTTGAATATAATGGAAGCTCGCAGTCGCTATCGTAACTTCAAGGAAAGTGATATGATGAAAAATCACGCCAAGATTTCATATGGCATCAATCAAGCCAAGAAAATGCTTGGTGA